ACGCCTAGCCTGGCCATGCCACGCCTAGCCTGCCATGCCCGGCCTCGCCGCGCCCAGCCACGCCCAGCCACGCCTGATTGAAAATTCATCGATCATCACATATCAATCTCGACAAACCCCTCCGGCGTGAAGTCCGGAAAGTGATCGTCCTTGATGCACTTGGCGTATGTCGCCAGCGCCCTCTCATATTTCGCCCGACCCTCTCGGATGCACTTCTCCGATGCGGAGTAGAGCCCGGTTAGCGGCAACTTTTCAAACGTAACCGTCCACCACCCGAACCGAGTCGGCCCGTAGAGTTCCGCCATCGCGTCGCTGTAAAACGCGGCTTGGATGTCGTAGCCGTAGGAGCGCCCGTCGAAGTTGAACTTGCGCTCGCTGGCATCGGCTACCTTTTTCAGGTCGTAAATAATCGAGCGATCTTGCTCCAGGTATGCCGCGTCCATCAGCCCGCAGACGGGAATATCGAAATCGTCGATGGTATAAATCCCCTCCCACGATTGCTGGATCGTGAGATTGCCCGAGTCGATCAGCTCGCCGACTGAAACGCCGCCCGCCATCCGCTGCCGAATCGCGTCCCGAGCAAGGTAAGCGGTGTGCAACCAGTCCTGCGAGATGATCTGCGTGCCGCTGGCTTCGAGCGCCGCCTTGATTTCCTTGCAGGTGTTCGACGCCAGGCTCCACGGCTTCGTTTCGATCGTGGTCGTCTTGTTCGGAGCCCGGCCTTTCGTCACCTCCTTCTCGTATGTCTCCGGCTGGATGGCGTAGAGTCGTTCAAAGTCCTCCGGCGTGAGCGTCAGCACGTCGAGCAAGCTGCCCTGGCGCATCGCGTCCGATGTTTTGAAGGCTCCCATCAGCCATGCGTAGGGATTGTAGAGGATTCGTTTCAGATCGGATTGCGACATATATCGCGACGGATCGCCGCGCTTGAGACGGGTGTGATGGGATTCGCCGCTGGCGTCGCGTAGTTTTACGGAGTGGAGTTTCATTCTGCGAACAGGTCGTAAGATTCAGATGATGCCGCTTTGAGATATTCGACGGCGTGTTGGAAGTATTCCTTTTTCAGCTCCGTCCCGATGAATTTGCGACCGAACTTGATTGCTTGGTAGCCTTCCGATCCGACTCCGAGATAGGGCGAAAATACCGTGTCGCCTTTGTTGCTCCAGAGCTTCACGCACCTCTCGATAACATCAAGCTGCAACGGGCAGATGTGCTTTTCATCCTGATCAGCGCGGGCGATTCTGCCATTCAGGACGTTCGTTTGCTGGATGTCCATCCAAACCGGACTTGCCCATTGCTGCCATTGATTGACCGGAAACGTCTGCTTTGTGTGAGTGACCGGCGACACCTCTTCCTCCTCCGTTTCCTCGTTCGCCCATTTCCGAAAAACGGTGATGTATTCCGGCATTCCCATTCTGGAAAAAGTCGAGTCCTTGCGGATCTGCTTCCAGAGTAACCCGTGCGCTTTCGTGCGCTGCATCTCGATTACTGGATCTTTCCAGATTACTACCTCGGCATGGTATGCCCAACCCGCGTCGATATGCTCTTGGATTATCTTGCCTCGGAAGTCTCGAAGTCCGGCCATACCGTCTCGACCTTTGTAGTTGACGAGATTCTTGGAATGGACGCACGAGATCCGCCCAGGCCGTGTGATGCGGTGCATCTCCTGAATTAGGAATCGGTATTGGTCGAAGAACTCGGCATCGTCCGCGCAATTGCCCATGTCTGCCGCGCTGTCGCCGTAGATGTAGAGGTTTGCGAATGGCGGAGAGTAGACTGAGAGATCAACGCAATTATCAGGAAACTGAGCCGCTACGTCTACGCAATCAGCGTTGTATGCCGTCCAGTTCTCTCCACTCTCACTGTCGAGTGCCTCGATTACGGATTGAGGATAGTAGTTTAAACGGTTGTTAGCCATGACGGCGTTTGAGCTTTGCATGTGGGATTGTAGGTAATTTTTACTGTTTTGGTGAGACCTTCGGCGAAGGCTTTTGAGGCGTGGCGCATCGACTCTTTCATCGAGTCGTGGGCGTTCATTTTCCGCTCTACGGTCTCCCATACGGACACCTCAGCGGTCGAGATTATGACGTGGACGTTGACTGGCCGGACTTGCCCGAATCGCCAGCTCCGGCGGATCGCTTGGTAGAAGTTTTCGAACGAGAACGAGAGCGACGCGAAAAGGACGCGGGCGGAATGTTGCCAGTTGAGCCCGAACCCGGCGATGGAAGGCTTCGTGATGATCCCCGGCACCTCGCCCTTGGAAAACGCCACCAGCCGCGCCTCCTTCATCTCTGCCGTCATCGATCCGCGCACCTCTACGAAGTGAGGAAACGCTTTTGCGAGCGCCTGAGATTCGTCGTTGGACTCGCACCAGACTATCCACGATTCGTCCGGCTCTGCTCCGATCACCTCCAGCGCGACCTGCACGCGCTGTTCTAAAGTCGCTCGCTTTTCGGCATGCAGCTCGGTTGCGTTGACTCGCGGAATATCGAATAGCATTCCCTCCTCGGGATTCATCCTCAGCTCGCTCTCGCAGATGTGGCGCTTAGGAGTCAGCGGCGGCAGCGCGAAGGCGTCGTCGTCATATCCGAGATCGGATGGCAAGGAAACGCACGCGGCCCAGCTTGCGATCCATTCCCAAAACGGTTTGACTGCATGGCCTTTGAGTCGGTATTTGCCCATCGCCATCGTGTCATTGATAAACCAACGGGAAAGCATCTCATTGGATCGCATGACGCCTAGGAAGTCCGAATGGTTGCCCAGTTCCATGTAATCGTTCGGCGCTGGCGTAGCCGTGCAACAGAGCCGGTAAGGCGTGTCTTTGAACGCTTCGATCAGCCGCTCCTTGGTTTTTCCCATGAAGCTTTTCAAGATTGAAGATTCGTCCAGAACGACGCCGGTAAATTGCCCAACGTCGAATTCCTCCAGTCGTTCGTAATTTGTAATAACGATCTTGGAATCTCCGGTTGTCCCGTCGCGGGAATGCCTGATTTCCATCCCGAGCTTGTCGTTCGCCTCCTCGACCGTTTGCGCTGCTACAGCGAGCGGTGCGAGAATCAGGACGCGGCCTGGTATATGCCGAGCCCATTCGAGTTGGACGAGCGTCTTGCCTAGTCCAGTGTCCAGAAACGCCGCTCCTCTGCCGATCTCCAGCAGGAATCGAACAACGTCCCTCTGAAATGGGAACAGGACTGGCGAGATTTCAGGAATGACCGGCATCCCGATATTGGATTCCAGTCGCGATTTGCGGGCAAGCAGATCGTGGTATCTTACGCGGACATCGTTCATGACAACTGCCCCCTCGCCCATTCGATGATTGCGTATTTATCATCTGGATTCAGCCCGCCCTTGCGCGTCGCCATCTTGAGCAGCTCCGCCTTCTCGATAAAAAACGCCGCCGCCAGCTCGTCCAGTTGCTCGTCCGGCCCCGGCAATTCCTTCACCGGCTGGCCGAACAGGTCGATCTCCGTCGGCTTGTCCGGTTCCTTCTCGCTCAGATCCGGCACCATCGATTCCGATCGATCAACCACGCGCCCAGATGCCTCGCGCTCCATCGTTTCCAGTTGGTTTTCCTCGCTCGTGACCATTCCTTGGGTTTCGAGCGGAAACGCCTTCCTAAGAGCCTGAGCCTCGGCTGTCTTGACGATCATCAACGCCGGTTTCCCCTTCCAGAATTCGTTGTCCTTTTTGTAGTCCGCCGCGTTGATCCGGGCGGACATCGGGAACTTGCGATCCTTGCGATGCGCCACCGCCCAGGCTCCGAGTATCGTTGCCGTCGGAGGCACGAACTGACCCTCACAATCGTAGACGTTTCCGTCAGTGTCCTCCAGTATCAACCCGCTCTGCAATCCATCATATTCAGGATTTGCATCGGCTCGTTTCAGGAGCGCCGCGAACGAGGATATGATCGAGAACTCTGCCCCGTTGCGGCCATCGTATCCGACCAGCCAAGCATCGGCGACGAATGGGTTGAGCGACCGCGCCTTGCAGAGCATCATGAACGTCATGATGTCTCGATCCGATGGCATGACGCCGCTTTTCGTCGGTTTGGAAATGTAGCGCGTCACGATGTCCGCGCTCAGTTTGATTGCCGATGATTCACCGGCTGGAACGTATTCCATCTCGGCCTTTTTTGGTTTGGTTATTTCGTTGCTCATTGTTGTTTCGTTAGGATTAAAATTGTTGCCGGTTCCGTGGATTGCGATTCGGCGACCGGCGACGCCTAGAATGATACCCCTCGCAAGACTCTCACGGATCATCTTCGCCAATGCCACGCGATTCAAAAAAGTCCCGGCAGGCTCGATTCATCTTAGCCATCAGTCCGTATTGCTTTTCGTCTCGATCGGGAACCCCGCACGTTGCCATCCTTACGCATGACCGCTCGCTTTCGATCGCAAGGCATCGCTGACAGCCGTTGGCGTCCGGTTTAATAGGGTTTCCGCACTCGCATGTGCGGCGACGCTTGGATGAGTGTAGGCTCATAATTCGACGTTTTTTTTGAATGTTTCAGAGAAGATCTTATGCGCCATTGCCTGCGCTCGCTGGAGCGAGTTTTTGCGGAATAGATCGAGATCGACTCCGGCAGGAGTGATGCAAATCTGAACAGCGTCGGCCATGCCCTCGTGGATGATTCGGACGGCTCGCCCGACATATTGAGCGTCTAGATTGTTCGGAATGATGCGGGGATCGTGATCCATAAACGTGTCGTATAATGTCATGACGTCAGGTCATCTAGGAACATTTGGAACTCGCGCAGGCTTCTGACGACGTCATGATGCCAGCCGTCCTCTACTAGGTCATCTGCGGAGATGACCTGATCCTCTGATAGTCGCCCTGATGTCGTCTTGCACTCGACGGCGCAAGGCTTGCCTTGCCAGCAGAACGTCAGATCAGGCCATCCCTCTGGCAATTGTGATCGGCGGTGCATCGGCGGGCAAATGACGCATCGGACGCCTCTCTGAGTGAGCAGCTCGACGCAATGCCGTTGCAGCTCCTTCTCCTCGCCGTCGCAGTAAACCCGCTCGGCCTCGTCTTTCGTCAGTCCGGCCTTGCCGTATTTTGCACGATCTTCCGGGCTCATGTGGCGGAGAATGTTCTCAGGTGGTAGGTTCATGGCGAGCTGCTCGTTAATTTGCTTTTCAATGCCTGGGCTCATAATCTGGGATACTGAAACCCCGCCAGCCCGTTAATCGGCTATTCGCCCATCCTGCACGGATGAGACTGGCGAGGAAACAATACTATCGAGTTTTATGCAACCTCCGCAGGATTGCCTTCCGTCGGTCGTATTTAGTCATGATGCCGAGTCCTGGAATTAGAGTCAGGCAAACCGCGACGGTCGCGCCGATGTAGGCATGGACATAGGCGAGGACTCCTCCCGTCAGCGCCAGCAAAAATACAAGCGCCGTGAGCGATAGGATGTCAATTCGGAGCCGCTCCGCGCGCAGTTCCAGTTCCAGTCGGACTGCTCGCAGCTTTTTTTTTGCTACCATCGCGTCCAGGCTTTTCTTGATCGCGGCTTCGGCGACCGGAAGCCCGCACTGAGCGCGGAGTGACTTGCGGGCAACGTCCTCGGCGACTGCCTCTGTGGTAAACTGTTCGATCATAGTTTTCTTTTACGTTGTTCGGTTTTGATCTTGAGTCGGAGCGCCTCCGCTACGAGATGACTCCAGTTGATCTTCTGCCAGCCGGAACCGAAGATCTGGTCGCAATCGCGAACGAGATCCGGCGGGAGTGAAATTGATTTTTTGACGGCTGTTTCCATTTGCCGCCAAAGGCCCGCCCCTTGCGAGGGCGAGCCGGTGAGCGTGGTGAGCGCTGCTTCATTGCCTTTCAGCGAGATTATCCGCGACCATATCCAGACCCGCCATCCTCACGACTTCCCTGAGTCGAAAAAGGCTTACTCCATGCCGATTCGCCAAGCGCCCATCGGATCGCCTTATCGCCCGTGCTGCGGACGATAAGAGAATCAGCCTCTATCGTCGGCCAGTATCCGCGCGCATCGCGGAGGGTTGCCTTGGCTGATGCCATTACCTCAGCGCGGGAAAATCCGGTGATCCGGACGATCGCGGACTCCAGAGCGGCCTCCTCAGCGCGCTTGGCTGCGCGTTCGACCTCGCGATCAGCGAGAGCCGAAATTGTCGCAGGGTCGCCCAGTGCGATCCTGTCAATTTCAGCTGACTGATCGGCAGACAGCTGATCGAACGGCCCAAGACCGTTCTGTGATCGCCACGCGCTCAGCGTGGCTTCGTCAATGGGGTTGTTTCCTGGGCATACGAGCATTTCAAAACCGGGCCTCTCACCCGCGCGTCCGAAAGGTCAATGAAGATCAGCGTTCCCGTTCGGATTCCGGTTTGCTGGCGACAGGCACCACGCCTGCTTTTGCCGCCAAAGGCCCGCCCCTTGCGAGGGCGAGCCGTGGAGCGTGTGGTAGTAGAATCTTATGCGGCGATTCTCTCAAAAACGTCATCCACAAGCTTTTGGAATGATCCGCTTCCCATGACCGCTTCAAAAGCTTCCGATGGAGTCATGCCGAGTCCGATGTGAAAAGTGATGCAAACAGAGTAAACGACTTCTTTCGTTGGCGAGATCCCGTTAGCGGAAAGAAGAGCGGCGACTTGGTTGAGTTGTTTCGTTGTCATGTCCTCACACTACACGCCCCCGATACCCCGTCAAATAAAAAAGTAGTATTTATGCTACTTTCCTACCGGGGAGAATTATCGGGGGAGGATGCAGCGTAAGCCAGCGGTCGGGCGAACCTTCGGTTGCTGGTCATGGCATCACGCCCTCCCCCTGAGATTTTCGGACTTAAACGCTCATCGCATCGCAATCTTTGCGGCGATCTCTGAGATCTGCTTTTGAATGTTCTCGATCGTGACGACGACTCGGATCAACTCGCGCTGGTCAGCTTCGAGTCGCTCGATTCTGTGCGCGTCAAAGGCTATCTTTTCTGAGTTCCGCGTCACGTCGGCCCGGAGCGTAAATGCGAATGCGCAGATGCCGACAGTCTGAATCACGACAATAGCGAGAGCCTTTATCCATACCTTGCCCTGCTTCTCGATCGCTTGCTGCACTTGGATTTCTAGCTCGTTACTCAAGCCCACCTCCACGTTGCGCCCACTCGCGCGGGCGGATTGAGTCCGAGCGCCTTGCAACACGCCGGATTGAGATCGATGCCCGCGCCATTCTTGATGTTCTTTTTCGCTGGCATAGTGTCGCGCAGCTCGGCGATTACCTTCCGCCCGTTGGCGGCGACTTCGACCTTGGCCCCTCGCGCTCGCTTGCCTAGCGGCTTCCAGTCCTCCGGAGGCAGGGCAACCATAGGGACGTTCGTGGTGGTATCGTCCCCCCATTTCCCGATGCCGTTGTCGCCGACTTTGAAGCATTGCTGATCAGTCTTGCCCGTCGCCTTGCACTTTTTGAATGCCCGGATGTCGGCAGGATCAGCGAAGCTCGAAGCGACGACGTGATGGTGATCGGCCTCGCCGACGATGAGACGCCTGAGCGCCTCCTGAGTGACCGGTCCCCAGATGTCATCAGCGGCGACACCTAACAATGTTTGAATCTCTTGGATCGTAGTCATGTGATTTACCAGTATTTGAATTTGCTGGCGTATTTATTCGGATGTCCGTCGATGTCGTTGGAAAGTAAAACTACATGCCCGAATTCATGAACCATCGCCCAGCGCGGCGGCTTCGCAATCATCGGTTGAACGAATGCCGTCCCGCTTTTGTCGTCGTAGGCAGTCCATGCAATTGTGCCCTCCTCCTCCCGGTTCATTTTTAGCCTGGCAACCAGATCGGAGACGCTCCGAACATCGAGATTCTCTGGCTTGAAGATTACGATCTTCTTCCCCTTCCACTTCTTGCCCGCGAGCTTTTCCGCCTCCGCCAGTAGTCCCGGGATCTTGCTCCGGTAGCCGCCTGCCTGATCGTCGATGACGTATGGCAGATCCGATCGATCTCGCAACGTGCCGCAGCTGCTCAAAAGTAAGAGAGACGCGAAAGCCGTAATACCAGCTCTTAGGATTGTTGATTTTGTCATCGGTAAAAGTTGGCCTGATATCTGGGCGGATCCACCAGCTCATTTCACCACTGCGGTTGCTCCCGGTCTTCGGCCTTTCTTCTGAGTTTGTTGTTCTCCGCCTTCAGCATCGCAATCTTGCCATGCATCAGGCGGCATTGATCGAGCCAGTGCCTGGCACGTTTCCGTGACCATTCCTCGTCTTTCAGAGCCTTTTCCAGAGCCTTGAAATAGTCATCAATGGTCGCCTTCGAACAGTGCGGATTGTGCCGATTAAATGCGCTGCACTCGTTGCACCATCTAGGGCGATTGCTGTCCGCCATGGTTGTCCGGTTCCCCTTCGGATCGTGATCTATTTCGCCAGATGTTGGTTTTGCGATCAAAATGCGATCATGTTAAAAGTCCAGCCACGATGTTCGCAAGTTGCTCGGAACCACTCGAAGTCCAACCCGGCAAACTCCGCCGCGCCCGTGGTCGCATGGACGGCGTAGGAGTCCTCATCGAACTCGATAAAGCCAACGGTTCGCCCGTTGCTTTCGATGTGGTATTCGTCGTTCATGGTTGCATCCTCGTGATATTGGATTCCGCTGCCGCTTGCTTGTTTGCCATCGCCGCCAGAAATCCAAATGCGAACGCCATGATGCAAGCGGCGATGGCGACCGCCAGCTTCACCTTGCCCCAGCATCCTCGCTGGTCACACTGTTATCGCGAGCAGACGCGCCCACGATAAGTCCACCAAGCGCAAGCAGGGCGTCACCGATCCAATCCCATTGAGGCGGCAGCATTCCCTTCAGCACTGGCCCGCCAGCCATGAGGATTCCTCCGAATGTCGTTTTCCATGATGCTTTTTTCATTATTTTGTCCTTTGCTATTTTGATTGCGGTTTTAATGAGCCCGGTTTTCGAGCTGTCAGGATATTCTAAATCTGTCCCCGGTATCTGAGCGCGTCGGGTTTCCGGTTCTATTTTCCGGCCTCGCTTGTGGATCGGCTTGTAAGGTTTCGGCATTACGTTGAATAGGTTGCGCTGAATGCGTCGCTGGATTGATATCCCGCAAGGAACGCCCTGGCGTATATGGTGGTAGGATCGCTTGGAACAGTGATTAATCCAGTGTATTCCGTGCCGCTGGCAATCGTTGACGGCGACTCTGTGAAGCTGTAGCGAATAATCGCTCCTGCTGTCGCGGTAGTCAGCGCGACGTCCGCAGGGTAGCCGCTCGTAGGATCAGCCACCACGTCCGCAACCTTCGTCCCCGGCTTGATTAGGCTGGCCGGAATGTTAACCGCCACCTCCTCGGAGTAGTCCCAGTTGTAGATGTCCGCGTCCGTCTCGCGTAAGCTGACTTCGATCGTCGGCTTGCCGTCCTCGATTGCGAAGCTTGTCGACGTCACCTCAAAAGCCTTGCGGACAAATCCATACCGCGAGATTGAAACCAGGCAGGTCTTGCCAGCCTGAACCGGAAACGCTCGCAGTGAGCAATTGAGCTGCAACGATACCCCTCGCCGACTACGTTCGAGCGTCAGCTTTGCGATCCGCTGCGCCGTCGCTGGTGATGTCGTAAACGGAAACTGCACCTCCTGCATGATCGTTTTGCCGCCATCGTCCGCGAGATATTGCGCGTTCGTCACCGCTGGGAATCCGAACGTTTGCCAGTTGTTCTCCTCGGCCACGTAGGTGCCTTTTATTAAATTGAATCGGTCGCGCCTTGGGATTTCATTCCGAAGCTCGATCTCGCCAACGATCATATCCTCATCGACCAGGAATATTGGCGTAAAATACTCTGCCGCTGAGATCACCCAGTATCCGTTAGTGTAGACCGCCGTCCCTCCCATTGGCGAAGCAAGAGCGTTGCGGTTGTCCTCCACGTCGTTGGCGAGCTGCAAGACTCCGTTAGTCGCGTAGCGTTTTTCCGAGAGTCGCCACGTGTGCGTTGGCGTGCCGTCGTCGGTCAACGTCACGGCCGTCCCCCCGAGATCCTCCGAAAGCTTGAACGTGTCGGTCGTTGCGTCGATAACATAATACGCGGTATCCGCCGCCAGCGGATCGGGCAAATCCGAGCCCATCAGAAATAGGATGTTGCTGTCCGCCAGTCCGTGCCCGGCGCTGGTAATCAGATCACTCGCAAAGGTTGACGTGAAGCTTGCGCTCGTCGCCGTCAATACGTTTTCGTCGCAGGTGTTCGCCGCGTTGATCAATTCGTCCGGGTGAATATCGTAGGTGTCGATGCCTGGCCCTAAAATCGGCTCCTGTAAATAATGCGAGAGGCAGAGCGCTGAGTTTGTCGAGTATGATGCCGTCCCGGTTCGCGGATCTTCGATGTCAGCCTTGCCCTTCATTACGACCGAGATTTGCGGAATGACGTTCGGGAACAGATCGAGATTGTTTTTTAGGCGGACGTAGATGTAACAGATGCCATTGAGCCGATGCGTCTCAGTCCAGTTGGCGCACTCGGAAACGGCGTAACCGTCGGCGATGTATCGCTGAAATGTGCCGCCAGCCGATGCCGTGATCGCCGATGTTGGTGTCGCGTATAAAGCGAGTTGGAATGTGTCATCTGTTTTGTTGAGGACAATGTAAGAAGTGGACGTTGCCAGTCCCGTCCCTGCGTATGTTGCCAGCCTCACATGATCGCCGTCGCTCAGTCCATGCGCCACGCAATCGAGAGTCGCGCCGCTCGCCCACGTGAACGTCCCGGTGATCTCGCTGGCAACGGCATCGCCGAGATGCTTCATCACGCGAGCGTATCCGGCATAGGTTCCGGTTGCGTTGCCATCAGCGCCGAGCGTGACGAGCGTATCATCGAAATAGATGCCCTCGATCTCCTCGCATGGCCCCTCGCTGAGAGCGAGAATGAGATGCCGATATTCGCCAGACGCGCCGGTTTTTTCGTAAAAGACCCAGACCCCGCCAATACGAGTCCTCCCGTAAACCATCCGCCGCGACGCGATCGGATTGCGAATCATCAGCGTGTTGTCCGCCTGGCTTAAAAATGGGACTTCAAAATTCGACGCTTTGATCTTCTGTTGTTGCTGCTGTAATCGTCTCAGCGCCTTCGCTTGCGCCTTCTTCGCTTGCCTGGCGACGTTTAAAGCGGCTTTCTTTTGCCTGTTCTTTTGGTAGGCGGAGATTCCTAGCGATATGGTAGTCGATGCAACTGCCCCACCGAGAGCGGTGAGTCCTCCTCCCGTCCAAAGAGCCCCGCCAAGTGCGACAAGAGCACCAGCCATTAGATCGCCCTCCAAAGATGCGAAGCCATCGACCTCGGTTTAGTAATCAGCCGATCCTGTCCGGCGGCGATAACTTCCGCCCCGATGCAGATGCAAGCCGAATCCCTGCCATTGCGTAAAATTCCAACGTCACCCCATCGAGCGGTTTCGGGAGTGACCGACTCCCATTGATGGATGGAAGCCTTGCGCCGGAGATAGCCGGTGACTCCGGCGCATGAAATTTCTTGAAAAGCCTTAACCGCTCCTGCCTGATCGGAGTATTTATATCGGATGTCCGCGGCATAATCGATGCCCGTGGTCTCGAAGATGAAGTCCGCGACGAACAGGCCGCAGTCATGCACGCCCCACTCGAACGGCGTGTCCATTCGGCTAGCTATGAATAATTCGCCTCGATGTCTTTGTTCGGTCGTCATCCTATTTCCACGTCTTGCAATGCTGCCACAAATTCGAGTCCGTTGTCAACGACTCCGGGATAAAGGCTCTGCTGATCCTCGTGCGTATACTGCCAGCTCCGAGCGCGCAATTGGTCGCTCACGTCGTTGATAAGCGTCATCCTAAGTGTTGCGCTGTCGCCGCTGTCTTTGATCGCGTCGGAATCCAGCACGCCCGAGAATAGCAGATACGGATCATCTACGAGTTGCCCCGTCGTCAAATCGAGAGCGCCAACCCATACTTTCGCCGCTCGCCCATGATAATCGCCCAGCAAGATCGCGGTATAGTATTCGCCCTCCAGTCCCGACATGGTAAACGAGAGCGAGTCCGCCGCGCTGTCCGTGCTCTCCTGCACCGGATCAATCATGATGAGATCGCCGTAGCCAGTCCATGTCTGGTTTGCCCAGGACAATTGTCCGTAGCCCGTCCAGCCAAAAACCTCGATATCTGGGAAGCTTGCAGAGTAAAGCAGGATCGGAGCTACCGTCCCGGCCTGCGTTGCTGAGAGCAAACCGTCCGACATTTCGCGTTGACCGCTGATCGCTCCGCCGCCTCCGCCTCCGCCGCCTCCGCCTCCGCCTCCGCCAGCCGTAACCCTGCGAACCACGAACGAATCAATAGGGCTCTGATCTGACGTAATAGTTGCGCCGTCATCGACTCCGAGCGTCTCAATTACCGAGAGCGTCAAAGATCCCGCCCAGGTGCCGGACGCTACTGTAGTGCTGAAAATGTCGCGGAAATGGTAGACCTCGTAGGAATCTCCCGTGGTCAGGAACGTATCGACGACGGTTGAGACGTTCACCGATCCATCAAGATCCAAATCCGCAATCGAGACATGTGCATAGTCCGTATCGTATGGACTAATGTCGATTCGTGACAGGTCGGTGCCGCCACCGCCCGAGACGTCCGAGAACGTGGCGACCTCGTTAAATTGGAGCGCCGGAGTGACGCCCTCGTCAGTGCTCCACCAGTCGGCGAGCGTTTTGTAGATCGTGACGCCTGATGTTGTGAGCGCGTACCAGATTCCGTTTGTGGCGCGCAGGACGCAGTGGAAAAGCTTGTTGTCCACGAACGATCCAACCAAGCTCTGCTTAGCCATCGTGTGATTGCCGGTGCCATCCGATGTCAGGACGATGGGAGAACCACCAGCAGTCAGCGATAGTTCTACCGTGCCCGATCCCTCATTGACGACGTAGTAAGTTCCTCCAGATACCAGCGGCGCAGGCAGTGCGCCGTCTGTGTAAACCGTTACGACGTGACCGTCGCTGAATCCGCTCCCGGCGAAATTAATCTGGTTTGCGTCGGTCGCGTAGGCGGTCGTGAAAACCTTTGGATTCGCGTATCCGAACGCTACCCCATTGCCATCATAGCTGGACGTTTCGCCGACGAGCGGCGACGTAATCCAGCAATCGTCCATCGTGATATCGTCTTCCGGGAAATCGTAGGAAGCGACAATAACGCCACCATAAGCGATATTGGAAACCGTTTCGATCGACTGTATTTTATCCGTCGTCGAAAAGTAGTGCATCCCGTAGTGCCCGGCATGCTCGCTCGCGTAGTAGCCCGGCCCGAAGATATTAAACTCCGCCGTTTTTGTCCCGTCCGGCGTACCGTTGGCCAAATAAATTCCATGACCGTGCGATCGCCTGGTGGCTCCAGTATCGTTATACCATCCGTAATTAAATACGACATTCCAGCCGATGTAAGCGTTGTCCGCGCTCTGGAACGCGCTGAGCGCCTGACCTCCGCCCTCGATGACGCAATGATAGATTTTGCAGTTCGGAGCGTCCCCAAGCGTTATCCCCGTCCCCCAGTCCGCAAGCTCCGATGGTGCCGAGTCTTCGGAAATCGTTGTCGGGTCAATCTTAGCGTCGAGATCTTTGAAATGCAGGCCAGTGAAATTGATATAGGCGCTTCCCGACGCTCCACTATTTACGTCAAAAAACAGATCAAGAATAACATGCCCGCCATCCTCGCCCATGATGTAAATCGGAGCGATCGCCGTTCCCACCACGCCGCTGATCACCACCTTTTTATTCCACGGAGTCCCGGCTTTTTTGTCAGTGTAAGTGCCGGTCTTAAAAATGATCCGATCACCAGGCAGGTTCGTCCGACCTCCCGTAATGGCGGATTTCCACGCTCCCGGATCGGCGTAGGTGCCGACTCCAGTTCCGGTTGGTGAAACGTAGTAATCCATTAGAGAGCTTCAAAAGCTGAGAATTCCTGATCGACGATGAGGCGCGAAACGTCCCGCGTCCATGATGGGATTGATGATAGCCGGAATATGCCTCGCGCATCGTCGCCTATGTCGATCTCTGTGCCGTCATCGAAAGCCTCGTTAATGCGCGGCCAGACGATCAATGTTGCCTTACCGGATGCGTCGCTGTCCACGTCCACCGTGACGCGCCGCAATCGATCGTTAATACTGATCCAATCGCCAGCCTTAAACAGGTCGATCACGTCTGGAATCCATCCGCGAGTGTTGACCGCCTCGCCTATTTGACGGATGCCGATCGTGTGCGTTCCCGTGCCCGTGCTGGTGATGTCCACGATGGGAGTTGTGTTCCACGTCATCCCGCTGCCGTCGTCGGCTGAAATGTTTACCGCCGCCCCGCCGCGAGTTGTCGAGACTTTGAATGTGTCGGTTGTCCGCGATATTACGTAGTAGGCTGTATTCGCCGTTAAACCCGTTGCCAGCGTCCCGAATAAATAAACGATGTCCCCATTGCGCCGATTGTGCCCGGCGCTGGTGATGATGTCCGTAGCGGCGACGGATGTAAACGATTGACCGCTGCCGAGCTGCTCGGAGAGATAAAACGTATCGTCGTTGATCTTGCGGACGTAGTAATCCGTCGAGATCGCGAGCCCTGCAGGGAGTATCGATGACGTGAGAACCCTGACACGATCACCAGTCACATATCCGTGGGCGGTCGCTGTGCAAATGTCCGTAGTCGCCGCCGTAAATTCCTGCAATTCGTTATCGATCATCCCGCCCGCCTTGGCGTTCCCGAGCTGCTCGCGCCCGGGCGGAGTATCCTGAAAGTAGAACGTATTTTCCGGGCCGTTGCATCTCAGGAAAAAAGCCTGAACCTCGCGGGCCTGATCCATCGTCATTGGCGGCAGCTTGGCCGAGAACGCGAGCATCTGCCCTGGCCATCGATAGGCCTGTTGAGCATACGTCACGGGCGACTGGTGCAGCGCCACGACTGACGATGGAGCCCAGTGAATCTCGGAAAGTCCGATGGATGGAAAGTCGAGTGGCATTTAGATGTGTTCAGAGTAGGATCTTCCTGACCCCCAATTGTGAATCCAGGCGACTTCCTCCAACGTGAGGATGCGGTTGTAGAACGTGAGTTCATCGACCATGCAGAGTCCATCGGATGCTCCATCGCTCTTGCGAGTGCCGATGTAGAGTGGGACGGAGTCATCTATCAGAGGTTTAAATCCAGTGAATGTACCCGTCCCGTCCACCGCTGTTACAGTTTTGCGGCTATTGCCAGTGACGTTGTGGAGAGTGATGGCGCGGCTTTGAGCGTTGTATTCCCCGTAGTAGAACGTCCACTCTCCTGCTATTGGATCTACCAATGGGTTGGCGTAGTACGCTTCGAATTCTGCCCCAGGATGTTTGAACGTAAAAATCATCTCCGAATTGTCACCGCTGTAGAGCATTTCGTAACCTGACATAAGCTCGACAGTTGCTGCGGTGAATGCGCCGTAGGTTCCGCTGACGGCAGTGCCGTCGAGCTCGGTTAGCTCGAAGTTGTCGGTTGCTTTATTAGCTACCACATATGGGGTAGTGTCTAAGAATGGAGCAATCACAGTGCCGCTGACTCTGACGATTTGACCGTTGCTGAATGGGTGTGCTGTAGCGTCTATCTTGATCCCTGTTGACCATGCTACAGAGGTGGATGCTACTACTCCTGCACCTGATCGACTCCAGATAGTGTTGTTTGCGCCGCTTGTGGCGAGCGTTGGAATTTTGCACCAGACAGAGAAGGCGAATGATGTGCCGTAGTCTTCGTTGGCGCCGGTGATGTCCCCGTAGTTGAGAGCTGCTCCTGCGGTTGCGTAGAGGTGTTTCGAGTCTTGCAGTAATTCTGCGCCCGCACCTCCTGCGTAGAGTCCTGTGTTGGTAGGCGCGTCTGATCCATCTTCACTGAAGATGACTGTGCCGATGTTAGTCAGACTCCCCGCTGCCCCTGCTTCCTCGTTCGTTAGATCGGCCAATCCCCAACAGTCTCTGATTGAGTTGAGGAGTGCTGGGTTTGCCCCCAGGCTGATATTGACTGATCCGCCTGATGCGACGTAGGGTTGCCCTACGAAAAGCTCGGGATCGTTATAGACGGGCGGCTCCATGAGATCGACATGGGCAGTGCTAACGTAGTATCCCTCGGTTACTCCGTCTGGACTGGCATTCTCGCTGCTGTATCCTCTGGAGTATTCAACGATGCGACGTTTGTTGGTAGTGCCTATGCCGTGGCTGGATCTGCCCCGTGGAGCGTCCCACAGGAGCAGTGGAGCAGAGGTTCCTAGTCCGATGTTGTATTGTGCGAACAGGTTGACGACGTGGACGGACGCGCGTTGTGAGTCGTAGTTGAGTTTGAGTGCAGCCTCTTCGACATCGTTGGTGAAGTCTACGTTCTGCACTGTCAGGTGAGTGCCGTATGGGGTTTGTGGCCATGCGCTGAGTTTTCCGAAGTTGACGTTGTAGCCTCCTGATCCTCCGGTTGCGGCAGTATTAACAGCACCTGCCAGTGAGTCGCTGACGAGGATACCGACTACTCCTGACTCCATGTGGGTGTCGCGGATTGTGGTGATCTGGTTTGACGTGTCGATTGAAGACAGGCAGGCGGCTGATGTGTTCCACGACACTCCAGTGCTGCCCGTATCCGTCACGATGTAGTTGGTGTCATTGATCCGAGTCGAGAGGCAGAAGGTATCGGCGGTTGCCTTGACCACGTAGTAAATGGTGTTGGCGGCCAGTCCAGACATTGCGCCAGAGGTGGTCAGGTAGACTGGATCTCCATTGGAGAGTCCATGATCTGCGCTTGTTAGGACTGCTCCTGAGACGGTGCAAGCCGCAGTGTATGACGCAGTATCGGCCCTTCCGATGCACGTGCAGTTGGAGACATCGAGGAACCTGCCTGAGATTGATCGCAGGTTAGATCCGATCACCACTTTGCCGGTGCGAACCATCGAGAAGAGCTCGCACTGGGAGATCCTGACACCGTTGGACGTGAACCAGTCTGGCTGAGTCCGGTCCCGCGCTCCGAGGAGGATCTGCGCTACGGTGCCCCCGCCAAATAAACAGTTCTCGATCTCTGTGTTTTCCTGGATGTAGTGCGGTGCGAAAATGCATGTCGAGTATTCCGCCATCGACGATGCCCTAAAGTAGAGGAATCGGAAGTGATTGTCGAAGGAGCCCAGTTGTGCTGCCTGTGTGCCTTGAGTATTGACGCCTCCCCAACCACCGAATAGCAGTTGAGAGTAGACGGACATTTTGCGGCGGATCTGGTGGGACTCAGCTGCGGTCAGGGTGCCTGCGCTTGTGAAGTTGATTGCCGAACCACCTTCCGTTGCGCTCAGTTGCAGCGTTCCGTTGACATGACTTGTCCCCACCACCCAGTAATTGGTCTGTGGAGTCAGTCCTGCGGGGAGAGCTGTTCCTGTCGTCTGAATCCATACCATCTCCCCGTCTGAGAAGGTGTGCCCTGGTGATGTGAATGTGTCTGTTGCGGCATCAGCTGTGACATTGACCCATGATGTTTGTGGGTAGTCCACCACATCTGGAGTCGAGTTGGCGTAGTCGAAGGTTGCGAATGCCTCGATGATTGACCCTGAGCGCCCCTCTCCTGTGGCGTTGAACTGGCATCCGAGGATGTCGATAGTCCGGGAGTGGTAGTAGATGCCTGTGCCGAACACTACATGAGTGTAGGCGTTCTTCTGAGTGTCATCGTAACCGGCCTGAGCGAATGCTGTCCACTCGGATGCCTTGAAGGCGGAAGCGATGGAATCAGTGTTGTCGAAAGTGGAGAGTCCTTTGACTGCTCCGAACCACTCTGGCCTGCGTGGGACAGATCCAAACGTGCCCTCCACGTCTCCTGGGGTGGCGCTGTTGCGTCCCCTTGGAAGAGTTAGTCCTGTCCCTAGAGTCGAGTACCCGTTAGAGGTGCTGTTACCATGAAATACCCATTGGCCACTTCCCCATCCAACCGGCGTTGCGTGGAATGTGAGTTTGCCGGTGGTAATCGCGAATGATCCGCTTGGCGAAACTGCCACTTTCTTATCTGCGGAAATTGTTAAATCCGTAGTCACCTCTATGGTGTCAACTATTAATATAGCCGCCCCCTCACTTGCGTTGGCTGCATCTAAAGTGGCCCTGTCATGCACCGAGATAAACTCGACTTCAGATCGAAGCACGTATCTGGCGTCGGACGTAGTCGCATCATAATAAAGCAGAGCACCTGGATTGTCGATTGTCGATGTCCCGTAGCCGGATTCAGACACAATTACGCGTCCGGCATAAAACGTTTCATGCTTGCTGCTGTTAGTCGTCGCCGAGATTGTCAGTAAATAATTACCTGATGGAATGCTGGTATCAATAGCCGCCACGTCAACCGTTGCCGTCTCCGCCGCGCCAGCCTTCCACGTTGCAGCTGTCAGCGCCGCCGACGGGCTCTCGTCGTATTCGATAAACCACGCCGCATCCTCAGACGTTGCGTTGGCGCTCTTGAGTTGCACGGCTACCTGCGTGAGATCATCGACCACTACGCCGTCGCGGAAAAGCCCAAGCTCAAAGCGCAGGTCGTCGCCGTTGTGGAAAAACAGCCCGTCGGAAAACCCGAGCGGATCTTCTCGCAGTCTGGAGTCTAGTTTGAGTCGTAGAGTAAACATGTGTTAGAGTGCGCCGCGTAGGATGTTTCTGGCACCTCCGCCAGATTGGAAAGCTTCGAAGATTCCGGCCACGGTCAACGCGCCGTTTTGTTCGATCATGGACGCCACTTGTGGTTCCGTTAGGGAAGGATCGTAATTTTGCGTCAGGTTGACAACGACGTTGCTGCCGCTGCCGCCCGTGGCGACTGGCGCGGTCATCTTAGTGTGATCGATCACGGTTTCCTGAGGATGCATCATCGCCAGGAATCCGCCCTTGCCGTCCATGCCGCCTGCCCGAGATCCGTCGCCCGTGTAGCCGCCTCCTTCGAATATCATTCCGACGACGCTTCCGATAGCCGATAGCCATCCGCCTCCGCCTCCGCCTCCGCCCGATGATCCGCCGCTGAATAACGAACCGACCCACGAGCCGATGCCTCCGAGGACTTTTCCGATCCATGAACCGATCCCGGAGAATGCGGACGTGAGCCATTTAAACCAGCCGCTGAATTGTTTCGACATGCCCGTCAGTCCGTCGGCTGTGCCTTTTTGCAATCCGAGCATCGTCTTGATATTCTCGACCGCGAGATCGGCGAAGTGCGCCTTGATCGTGTTCAGGAACGAGTCGGCCTTGAATTCGCCTGTCTGAAATACCTGACTGAGATTCTGCCCGAGACCGTTCGCGAGCCGCTGAAAAGATTGCGCTGTCTCTGCGGTCTTGCGCTGCATCTTGGAAAATGCGCTTTCGTGCGTGATCCCAACTTGCTGGATTGCGAACCCTAACCGATCCACCTTTTCTTGAGTCGCTACGAATGGCTCGCTGCCGACCTCCATCCATTGGAGCTGCTCCTGGAACTGGCGCATCTCTGCATTCATCCCTGCGAGCGAGTTGCCGATCGGCTCAGGTTGCATCGTCTCCAGCTCTCGGTTGACGCGCTCCAGCATCGGTGGGATTCCGCTTGTTGCTTCGCCGACGCCTTCCATCTCGCGCTTGAATCGTGCGGCTTCTGCCGCTGCCGCGTCAAGAGACTCTTGCATTACTGGATCTATTCCGGATCCGCTTGCGAGGAGTCCGTCAGATGGCCCATCGTAATTCGGTAGATCGCCAGGGAAAGGAATCATGCCCTTCATCCCTGCCCCGAGGTCTTGAATGTTTTGGCCCGAGTTCTTTATTCCCGCCGCTACCCGATCTGCCGCACGTTTCTGCGCCTCTTGGTCACGCCGCCAGTCCTCAGCGCCCATCTCGGCGATCATTCGATCAACCTCCGCTCTCGATGAATCCGCTTCTGCCCTTAACTTGCCAGTATCGCCTAATGGCCCACCGGATGCTCCATTTAGTGGATTAGGTCCAACATCAAAGAATCCGCCAGCGCCAGCTTTAAACTCTTTATATGTCGCGCTTAAATCAGCAATGCCGATTTTCACACTCCTAATCGCTTTGTCTATTTTCCAAAATGTCTGCTCAAGCGTTTCAGTGACGGCGACGACTAACCCCTCCTCCTTCCTCAGCTTGGAAAAATCGCTTTCCATCTCGCCGATCGGAACCTTAGCGATCGCGAGAGTGAGAGCGGCGACTGATCCCGCGAGCAATACAAAGGCCAAGATCATGCCTGAGCTTGCGCCCCCTACGATGCCGAGCAGAGTCCCGATCGCCGAAGTCATCAATCCAACCCCGACCACGAGCGGCCCAACCGATGCCGCTACGGCTGCCGCCGCCAGTCCCCATTGGATAAATTTTGGATTGATCTCCGTCAGCTTCCCGGAAAGTTCGGTGATTTTCCCGATGAATTTCGTAATCTGATCAATCACGCCGGAATCGAGAAACGCCACCGTTGCGAACGATTGCATTTTCGCTTTCAGTGTGTCCAGCGAGCGGAGCATTCCCTTGTTATTTTCCTCGAATGCCTTGTCGCGCTCTCCGAGGGAATTCGTAACCGCGTCGATCTGTTCACGGAATTTGTCCGTGTTCGAAGTGAGATCCTTGACGAATAGCAACGCTTCGTTGCTGCCGAATGCCTGCGCGATTGCCGTGCTGCTTCCCCGCGCCGCGCCAGTGACCTTAAGTAGGGTATTGACGAATCCGATCGTTTTGATCGATGCCTCAACCGACTTGATTCCGGCCTTATCCAGCAAGTCCGCCATGTCTTTCGACGGCTTACTGAGTGCGGTCATCGTCGCCGCCAGTCGCGTAACCGCTACCGATGTCGTTGGAGCGACCTTAGTAGTCCGGGCGAGCAATCCGAGCAGCTCCTTTGACTCGACATTCAGGCTTGCCGCTTGCCCCGCGACGTTAGGCAGAGCTGCCGCCAGTTCTCCGAACGTCGTGACTCCATTTTTCACGGTCGCGAATAGCTGATCGGATAGTGTCTCGACTGACACGCTCTTGTCTCCGTAAGCGTCCATCGTTTTCGTCAGGACGGCAACGGCGTCGGTCGTCGATGCAACACCTGCGATGGCATCTTTCGATGCCTCTGTCAGAAACTTTCCGAGATCGTTTTCTTTGACTCCTGCCGATATCGCTTGGTATGCCGCCTCAGTCTGACCGACCAGATCGACGCCCAGGTCATTGCTTACTTTCCGAATATCAGCGGACAGTTTCTTGAGTCCGACCGACGGGAGATTGAGCAGCGAGTTTACGTTACGCATTCCCTTCTCGAAGTCCGCCGCCGACTTGATCATGCCGGTTCCAATCGCTGCAATCGGAGCCGTGATTCCCACGGTCATTTTTGCCCCGATCGATTGCAACTGGCTCCCGAATTTCTTAAACGAATTAGACGTGGACGCGAGCGCCTTGTCGACATCGCCCTTCAGCTTCGTAGCATCCGCCCGAAGCTCAAGAAAAACTGATCCTATCGATTCTGCTGCCATTAGTTTTTACCAATCGTGATCGTGCCCCATCCGCCAGCGGCGAACATTTCAGCGATCATCTTCATTTGCTCCATGGTTTGCGGTTTGCGTTTCGGCTTGGCGTCTTGGTGATCCGGCATGAGATCGGAGATTTTGAATCCTCTCAGGCTCGCACCCGGCTTTCTCGGAATGGTAGAGTCAATGACGTTGAGAGTTGCGCATGCAAGATGCGATTGCCAGAGCCGCTCGCGTTTGATTTTGTCCTCCCATGCTCGATAAAGCTCGGTTAACTGGCGATAGCTGTAGCTTTGGAATTCTTTGGTTTTGATGCCGAGCTCAACTCGAAAGAAGGCCCAGCTTCGTCCTTTTTTTCGGAGTCGTCTGACATGCTCAGGGACGCGAAAAGCTTCTTCGAAACTGGCAGGAACGCGGCGAAGTCTTTGCCTCGAATCATCCCTGCGAAATCTCGCGGCGTGATGTCGTCACGTCCGGCGTAAATTCCAACGGACGGCTGGATGCAATAATACGCGAGCGTTATCATTGCCTTCATGCCGCCATCAACGTCACTGAGCGAGTGCCCAGCTTCCTCGAAATCCCAAAGGCTTCCGCCATTGAGTTCGAGTCGAAATGTCTTGTCTCCAAGTTTTAGTGTTAGTTCGTCGTCCATACAGATTGAAGCGGGGCGTTTTTAACCAGGTGCCCCGCTGGCCTGGCTGTGGTGGCGAGGAAATTAGGACTCAGTGAATCCGCCAGTCGTGCGCTTGATTGAAACCGTTGCCATGTGCTTCCCATCAACCGGAGTATCGCCGATCGAGAACGATTCGACTTGGCCGGTGAAGCTCCAAGTGACGCTTGGATCGGTCGGGAAAATCGCGCTCCATGTCTCGTTTGCGATCGTGGTTGCAGCGGCAGCGAGAGCGGCGTGGGTTGCCTCAGCCGGGTCCCATGCGAGCGTCGCGGTAACCGATCCGCTATCTTGCAGCGTTCCCAGATATTCACGGAAACGAGTCGCCCCGTCATGAGTGGTGCAATCGACAAATTCTTTCGTTCCGAGGTTAAACTCTCCCAGGCTTTCAAGGTTTGCGATGACGTTCGAGCCCTGCTTAAATTGGACTCCGAAGGATGATGTTTTAGCCATGTTTTATTTCTGTTAATGTTAGATTATCTAGGTTCGGCTGCTTCGGCTTCGTCTGCTGCGGCTGCAGCTGCTGCCTTATCGTCAATCCATTTCTCGATTGCGGGCACAGCGATAAACACAGCGCTCATTGCCTGCGCGGCTTCCGGAACTTCGCTGGTCAATTCCCACAGACTGCCACTGAATTCCTTCGGCGCTGAATGATCCAGCTCACCAGTCTCAGGATTATACGGGATCAACTCAAGGTAATAAGTCCCCTCGGTCGGCGATGAGGCACGAGCCTGGAAGTTGCGAACCCAGTAAGCTGGAAATCGCTTCTCTGGCACAGCTGGTTTCACGAGCTCCGCTTTTGCTGGAATTGGCGACTGAGCAGCCAGCCAGGTTCCGACGCAACAGAATGTGAATGCGCAGAGCGCCCATGTGGTGATTTTGAGTTTTGATTTCATGTTTGTGCGAGACAGAGAGATAAGATGCTGAGTTAGATTATTGGATCCTCCAGTCTGTCCCGTCGCTGTAGACGGGGACGAAATTCGCGCCAGATCCAGCGACTACGGTTCCGCTGTTACCAGCGTGGACGACTGAGCCGTCAGAAACAAATGCCGTTGCGCCTGCGCCCACCGTAGCGGCATCAGGGAGAGTGGCGACCGTGTAGGTTTTGGATTTAATCGTGCCGTCTACTGAGAGTTTGTTCGCTGGTGCGACGACGCCGATTCCTACGTTCCCCGTGCTCGCAGTCGTCCCTGTGCCAACATCCGTTCCAAAGATCAGGTTGCCGATGCTGATCTGGCCGGAGGCTGTGGCGGATTGGGCGTCGATGTTGTAGCCGAGGATGATATTGGATGAGCCTGAAGTTAAATTATCTCCGGCATATGACCCAAATAGCGAATTATTTGACCCAGTGGTCACTTCGCTGCCACTTCCTCGCCCAAACGCGGCATTGCCTGATGCTCCATTTTGCTTAGTCAGCACCTGATATCCGAATGCGCTATTACCCACCCCAGTCGTTTCTGCGTCGATAGAGTAAGACCCAAACGCGGCATTGTTTGTCCCTGTCGAGATGCTTGCTCCTACGTTGTAACCAAATCCATCATTGTAATTACCGCCATTTTGGTCGGTGAAAACACCCCAACCTACCGCAGTATTATAACTTCCTGTAGTTTCTGCGTCCAGAGCCAGTCCGCCGATAATCGTATTATACGAGCTTGTGCTTAGCAGCAATCCTGCGCCTCGCCCCACCGCAGTGTTGTAGGTTGCCCCATTTTGTCCCCCAAGAGAACCTCCCCCAACCGCTGTATTGTATGATCCGGTTGTTTCAGCGTCTAAAGCGCCTGACCCGAATGCTGAATTTAAAACCCCTGAAGTTGCCGAGGCGAGCGTGTTATAACCTGCCCCTGTATTGTTTGAGCCAGATACTGCGTAATTCCCTGATCTATCTCCAGCAAATAAGTTGGTAGTTGCACCAGTCTGGTGGAGAAATCTTGCACCCTGCGACTCCAACCGCAACGCCCTCGGAGTCACCGCTCCAGTTCCGCTGCCAGTCGTCTTGATCGTTGCGACGTTCACCGTGTCCTTAAATCCGATCTCTAACCCTTCGTAGTTACTGGCGTCAGTGTAGGTGTTGTAGATCGTCTGCTCAACTGCACTGGTGCCGTTCTTAACAGCCACGTCGCCTGCTACATCGATATTGGCTACTGTGACTGCGCCGCTCTTAGTAACCTTAAACTTACTCGTTCCCCCAACCTGCAAGTCCATGAGCAGACTACTCGCATTACTCGCCGTGTCAGTGACATTGAGCTTCAGTGCCGTTGGCGTGCCCGTCGTGCTCCACGTTGTTGCTAGGTCTAGGACAGAGTTGCTGGCAGAGCCAGCAAGGGACTGGCCAGTCATTACTCCATTCACCAAAGTTAATTGCCCATCTTCATTCACGCGAAAAACAGATGTGGAGTCTACAATGAAATCAATCAGCCTGTTATCCGTTCCCGGCGCACTGGTCAGCGTGTAGTCATAGAGTAGCCCTGAGAAGTTTCCAGCGGCTTTATTAACCGTGACAGTGTTCCTCTCGAACCACTCGGCAGCACTTGCGTGATCGTGCGTAGCAGAGTTAACAGCGGTGTCCTGTGCAATGCACGATCCTGTAAACACCAGGCATAATAGTAAGAGATTTTTCATATCAGGTTGCAATCGCGATTTTATTTCCTTCTCCATCGAGGATGTAATGCCCCTCTCCGTCCACTTTCCATCCAAATCCTCCAAATGTGATGGCGTTTAGTGATAGTGTAAGAGCGAGCATCATAATGTATTACGGTAGCATCGGACGGCTCCGCTTGTAAGCGTGATACTTGTGACTTGACCGAAGAATGCCTCGCCTTGCGCGAGAGTGAAGCTTGCGATTGTAGCTACGTTAGAGTTGCTCAGGCTCAGACTGGCGACGACTGCCGCCGCCCCGTGCGCCTGGACAGTGACCCAATGCGATTTCCCGCCGCCCGGCGTGTGCGCGTCGGTATCAGCAAAATAATCGAGCCCTTCCTGGCCTAGCATTTCGTCTTGTTTTGACATGTCTTATTTTTTTTGAGTATTTAACTGGCGATGCCGAAGAAGAAATTGAAGTCTCCGCTGAATCGGCAAAATTCCGTTTCGTCGTCGAATGCTGTGAATGCCCGATCAAGATTGCCGAATTGAATCCCCGTAGATCCGCGACTTGTTTTGATTCCTACGAGCTTCGACTCCAGAGCGTCGGCGACTTGCGTTGCCTGGTAGTGAGTCGCTGCCCAAACGTCGAATTGCATCGGCATCTGAGCGTGGCTGGCATCGCCATCGTGCGTGAGCGTTGGGATCTTTGTCAGGATCTGATAGACGACGTAAGGCATAGCCTCTTTCTGTCGCGCCTTGCCGTAGCGGAGCCGCGTCCCGATGAGAGCCGTCACACCGGAATCCGAGAGGATTTCCGCGTGCAGATCGGTTAGGATTTGAGCTGTTGCGATCGTCGCCATTAGATGCCTGCTTTCTCCCGCTCCTTACGGACGTGCTTTTGGATGTCTGCCCAGATCTCGCGCTTGTAGATCGCTTTCGCTTCGTCGCGGGTCTGGTAGTAGGCCGGGCGAAGGAATGGATGCGCTCTCATCTTACTGGTTCCGAATTCCAGTAGGTGGAGAATCCTATTGCCGTAGGTTTTCGGCTTGATTCCGATCTTGCCGACGACGACTCCGCCCACTCGCTTGACTCGCTTGACTAGCGACTTCTTGAGCTTGCCAGTCCTGACCGGAGCGCCTTGCTTTGCCGCCGCCAGCATCGGAGTTGCCGCCTTATTAATCGCTGCCGCGTTACCAGCCTTCTCAGCACGCGAGGCCATCCGATCGAGCTTGGTGCCGATCTTTTTCCACTGCGTCGTGTTGAGCTTAACCTTGATCATTTAGGCGTGAGCAACTCCGGCTTGCATGCGAGAACCGACTGAGAAGTTGATTGTGGTGGTAGTGGTAGCTGGCCCCAGGACGGTCTTAAACCCTCCAGTGGTGATGTCAGCGTCCGGACAAACTCCGCCAGCCAAAGCGAGAACGTAGGTAGTTCCGACCGCAACCGTCGCGCCAATCACGAGCGCCGGGTCGCGAGTGACATATTCGATCGTCTGGCCGATCGCTCCGCCATTGAGTGCGATGCCGCAAACGTCGGCGAGGACGGCAGAGGCTCCGGTTGCCGCTTTTAATACGTTCGAAGCTGCCGTGTCGATGTAGATCGGCATTCCTGCTGTGATCGTTCCGCCAGCGATGCCTTCGCCCGTCTGGACGGATGCGCTGCTTGATTTGAGAACGCTTGTTGCTGTCTGTGATAATGTTGCCATGTTAGTCTCTGCGTGTTTTCGCTGTTATTTTGAGTTGCCGCGCCCGAATGGCCGGAACCTTTTGAAAGTCGAGAATGTCGTAAGTGTCGCCATCGAAGCGGATGCGATGCCGGGCGTTCACTTCCGCGTATGCGTTCGAGTAGCGAATCTTGAAAACTGTATTGCCGCGTGCGTATTGCTGATCTGCCGCCTGATCTTCGTCGCCGTCTTTGTGTTCGATCTCCGCCCAGGGCTCGCCGACTGCCGCCCATGTCGTCACGTCCTCCGGCCCCGTGCCTTCGTCGCTCGGGATCTCGATCACGATCTTGGCTCTGACTAATGGCTCGCAGATTGCACTCATGCCGCGTCTAGTGATACGGGTTGGATTCGATACAGTTTGAGGATCGCCTTGGCGGACTTGCTGTCATCGAGGCCGCATCCCTCATCGATATCCTTGACCATGCACTGGACGAGCTGGACGAGCGTCGGTTCTGCCGTCTTGAGATCTGCCGCTGTATCGGCGAATCCGGCCACGTAGGTAACGCGCCAGCGCATCGCGATCGTCGAATGCACGCTCGGGACTGATCCGCTTCGGATCTGCAATCGAGCAGGTTGACGGTCGATTTGCAAATCGTAGAGCCCGCTAGATAGCGTTTGCCATGTCGCGTTGAGATCGAGATATTCCAGCGTTGTGACGCTCTGCAACGGCGGGCGCGGCAGAATTAATACCCGATCGTCGCCCAGGCATTCGTAGCTTGCCCGGCGCGTCTGAGTGAGCAGCGCCAGCCCGGCCACGTCCTCCAGCCATTTCTCCGCCGTCGCGATGTGCGCCGTAATCAGAGCGTCGCTGTCCGAGTCGCTGATATAAAGGAAATCCTTCATATCGGCGAGCGAGACAGCGGCCTCTGACGGCGCTACGGTTCTGACGGATGAAATAAACATTAGTCTGACTTCTTCGGGCGTCCGCGTCCGCGTTTTTCTTCGGCTGGTTCTTCAGCCTCTTCTTCTACCGCCACCTCAGCCTTGGCGACTGGTTGCGCATGAGCGATCCGCTTGATGTATGCGGTCGGGTAAATAACCTCGACGACCGCCATATCGGTAGCCGCTTCAGCCACCGCTCGCGCCTGGCCCTTGTCGTTGCCGGAGTAGAGGATCTTGTGCGTGTCTTTACACTTCGGATCTGGATAGCCTATCGTTATTGCTTTAATCATCTGTTTTTTTCAGTTGGGGTGGTAAAGAGGGAGGCTGAGAAATCCCACAAACTCAGCCTCCCTCACGAGCAACAACGAAATTAGAGATCGACGAGGCGATGTCCTGCGTAGTCAGTCATGACTCCAGCAGCTCCGCCTTGGCGGCCTGCTTTGGCTCCGTAGATCCATGTGCAGGTCTTGTAGACGTCCATCAGGCCAACCGCTGCCCATGTGAGCATCGCGATAGTCAATCCGGTGTCAGGGTCGGTCATCGTTTCGATATCGACGACGTTCGCAAGCGCCGGATCAGGATTGGACAAGCTGCGAGGAATGTCAGCGACGAGGATGATGGATTCCTTGGTGCCGAAGAACCCGGAAAGGTTTTCCCATCCAACCATCGAGTGCGTGCCGGTGCCGGTGTCGGTGATGTTGACGACGCTGCCGCCGTCAGTTGCGGAGATGGTCATCGTAGTCGTCGACGGCACCGTGATCACGAAATAGTCGGTCGATGCGCTCAGTCCAGCCGGGAGCGTTGTGGTCGATGATACTTGGACGCGATCGCCGATGGATAATCCGTGAGCGGTAGCGGTAGTAATAACCTCCGTCGCGGCGACTGCCGTAAACGTGACGCTCGACAGGTTGTTATCCGGAAGGCTGGGATATTCCCAGATATTGTCGAATCCGCTGACGTTGGCAAATCCCCGGAAAGCATTACTGCCATTCAGGATGCCGTGGAAGTCGCGGCTCGCGACGCGAGAATCAACCCCGAGCGACAAAGCGACGCCGGTATTAACAATGCCGAAACGCCCAGTTTGGCGGGCTCCAATCGCGTTGAGATCGCCGCGAATGTTCTCGGTCGCGTCCAGATCCGAGTTTGACTCGGTGTATTCGCTGCTTTGCGAGAAGTTCGAGCCGCGACAGAGCGAAAGGACGTAATCAACGGCCTCTTTTCCAAGGTCGAACGCGATCTCAGCCGCCGCTTCTTCCATGAGGTTGAGGGTTGAACCAGCCTGGTCGATGTGGTCGATGACGACCGGAACGTGCTTGTGACGATTCATCGTGACCGGCACGTCTTCCAGAAGAGCGGACGTGGCGGCGGCGTTCGCGGCGTAGCCGGTCGTTCCGTCATAGTCGCGCACTGTCGCTGCCTTGCGGACGCGAGCGGTTTTCGTCTGATTCAAGACGACGCCACCGTTCCCGAAGTCGGTCGTAAATGCCGACAACATCGGGAATTGGACTTTGAACTTGTCCAGCACTGTGGCCAGCAATTCGTTTTCGTAGAGTGTAAGAGCCATGAGCTTTTCCTTTTAGTGTGTTTGTGTTTGTGTTCGGTTAGCTCGCCTGGCGTGCTGCCATCAGCTTTTTCGTGATCTTGTAACGCTCCGCTGAATTGCGCGTGGCGTTGAGCTGTTCGAGCAACGAGTCAATCTCTGAAACGTCGCCCTCTGGTGCTCCGGTCAGCGCAGCGCGTGGCGTTGGCTTGCCGCTGTCTTTCGCCATCTTGTCAACCTGCTTTTGCAGATCGGCATTGGATGCGCTTAGACTCTCGATGACAGCATCCTTGAACGCTTCCACGCTCGATGATTCTGCGATCGCTTCATTCGCTTCGTCAGCCAGGCCATGAGCCTTGCCGAGTGCGGTGATGTCGGTGATGCGCTGCTTTTCGTCAGCTTTCGCCTTGGCGTCAGCTTCCACGATCTTAGCGATTACCTCGGCCTTGATGGCCTCGACTTCCGCTGCCGTAAATGTTTTCGGCGCGGGTTGCTTGTTCTCTGGTGTTTCCATGTTTGGTTTTGTTTCTATGGTTTGCCCCGCGACGGGCGCGGAAAATTGATTGAGTGGAGCGTTTGCGAACGCGCTCAGGTCGTAACTGGCGGCGATCTTCGCTGTCTTGAATACCTCGTCAGCAAATCCGGCATCGACTGCCGCCTGGCCATCCATCCACGTCTCGTCCTCCATGAGCTGCATGATCTCCTCGCGGCCCTTGCCGGACTTCTGAGCGTAGATGTCAGCGAGCGTGCCGGTGAGTTGATCGAGCAGCTTCGCCGTTTTCTGCATGTCCTTCGATCCGCCCAGCACGATCCCAGCTGGATTGTGCATCATGAAATACGCTTTATCGGCGATGTGGATCTTGTCGCCCGCGAGCGCGATGATCGACGCAATCGACGCGGCGAGCGAGTCGATGTAAACCGTGATCGTCTTATTGGAGTTGGCGAGGATCGAATGAATCGCGAAGCCAGCGAAAACGCTGCCTCCTGCGGAATTGATCCGAACATCAACCGCACCAGACTCGATCTGATTAAACTCGCGAGCGAAGGCGTCGGCAGTGATTCCCCATTCGCCGATCTCGGAGTAAATGTAGACGGTCGTCGGAGCGTCTGCCGCGTTGGTGATTTGATACCAGGAGTTGCTCATTGTTGCGGTTGGTCTTGTTGCGGTTCCTGCCCGGCGGTTGAAATCGGAACGAGCGTGCCATTGCCGAGTAGCACATCGCCGTCCGGATGCGCGTTCATTTCGAATTTGCTCCGAGCTTCGTTGGGAGTCATGACCGCCGAATTGATCAGCGTCCCGATACCCTGAGTCATTGCCGCGAAGTTGCCGCGCTGGAGCGCCTCGGCGTTGTGCCGGAAATACATCGTCTCGCGCTCTTTTTCGGTGAGCAGGAGATCAAGCTCCTGCTCGATATTTTCGAACCACGGGCGAAGCGTGTGCTGGACGAACGAGCGGCCCATCTCCTCGATGTTCGAGAATGTGGCGTGCTCGAAGTCGCCGACCAGGTGCGGCGGCATCGAAAAGAATGATGCGATCTGCGAGCGCTGGTATTTCCGCGTCTCTAGGAATTGCGCGTCCTCGTTACTCATCGAGAGCCCGGAGAATTTTGTTCCGCCTTCGAGTATCGCGGTCGATCGGTAGCCGCTCGCGCTCGCGCCCTGCTGCCTAGCGTTCCAGCTCGACTTGAGCCGCTCATACGCCTCGTCTGAAAGTTCCTCGGGGACTTCTAAGACACCACTTGGGGCCGCTCCATTCGCGAAGGTCTTTCCGCCGTGCTTTTCAATAGCTCTAGTCAATCCGAAGGATTCCCGAAGAGATTCGATGATCGACATGCCGACCAGTCCGCCGCTGTTACTGATGCCGCGAATGTGCAGGACTTCAGACTTATCCAGGACGACTCTGGTTTTTCCTACGGCGTATTCGTAGGCGATTTCCCCTGATTCGCGCCGCTTCATCGTCGCCCGATCCCAAAGGAGCGGATAAATGCCAGTAACGCTGCCGGAATCGTCGCGAAGGATCTGCGAGATCGAATTGCCGCGAAGCAACACCTCGACCATCATGAATTGACGCCACCGAAACGACGTCATCTCAGGATGCGGACGGCGCTTGATCGCGTTGAAAAGGCGATGATTTCGCGCTTTTTCGGTCGTTTCTTGCCCTTTTTTGCGTGAAATGCGGTATAAATCGAGCGGAAGCGACGCAATCGACTGACTCAGGACGTTGCAGCAGGAGAATACGGTGTCAATTCCAAGGGCATCATCCTGGCTGACTTTCTCGCCGGAGGATGGCTCCTCGCGATGCCAGAGGAATCGCGGGTTAACGGTCGATACCGGCGACGGCACGGCATTCCTGGCGAGCGCCTCGGGAGCGCCTGCGTAGGAAACTGAGAATGAGTCGCCGGGGCTGATCACTGGCGCAAATATGCGCCTGATTCGCTATTGCAAGCAACTTGCAATTGCGATTTGCGGACGTTTCCAAGTTTCTTGGAATTGCCCTGAAAAATAAATTCAGAATACTTTGAAAAAGCGCTTGCGCTCAATCAAAAGGTGAGGTAGTCTTAACCCAGCGAAGGGAATCAACCCGGAGCGCAACGAATACCAAAAATGAAGACAATCGCTCAACTCCAAATCGGCCTCAACAGTCCCACATACGAAAACATGGCCGGTCTCACTGGCATGACAGTCGGACAGTGCGCAGCAGCTCATATGGTGCAGTCACTGGCAGCCGACATGACCGCAGATCAAAAGGCAATCCTCGCCGATCAATCCAAAGCCCTTCCGATCCTGGCCGAAATCGCCGAAATGCCAGCAGGCGACGATGCAATCGAGCGTTTCGCTCGCGTCTTAGCAGCCATCATCCTCAAATGAGAGGCGGAGCACGTAAAGGAGCGGGGCGGAAGCCCCGCTCTGCGGCCCGCGTAGCGATCACGTTACGCGTGGAGCCGGAAGTTGCAGAGCGGTTTAGGCTGCTCTGCGAGGCGAAGGATCGGAGCCAGAGCGATCAGTTCGCGACGATGGTTTCGAGAGCGCGAATCTAAACCATCCTAACGGCCCCGGTAGCTCGGGGCCGTTTTTTTGCGTCCACGTCTCGGAGAGCGAGGAGCATTTGCAGCGCCAGGAATGACTCCATGCGTATATCGTCCGTGTGTCCCATCTCCCGATCGCTGAGCGCGTTTACTGTGATACCGAGCATCGGCGCAACCTCGCCTTGCGTGCCGAGCTGAATGCGGAGTAGTCGGTATTCGTCGCAGCGTTTCAGATCTCTCTAATTCCACGGGTTTCGTAAACGGATTTTTTGACAGTGTTAGTCATCGCCACGCCAATCCCCATAATCGTTGCGCTGATGCCGTCGATCTTGTCGGCGCTCTTCGCCTTGTCCGGCTTGATGTTACCGGCTGAGTCCATCAGCACGACGGCATTGCCTGCCATCCATCGGAGCACTCGGCATCCAGCGTGCTCGATCTCGCCAGTGATGATCATGCGCTCCAGTTCGGCCGTCGGTGCCGCCATCGAAACAAAGCCCTGACCGAAGCCGACGCATTCGAAACCGTCGTCAGTCAGGTGTGTGATCAGCTCATGTGCGAAGTGCCGGTCATAGGCGACTAGGCGCACATCGACGATCGCGGCGGTCTGATTCATGTCGTGGCGGATGAAATCAAAGTCAGTGCAGTTGCCTGGTGTCGCGATGATCATCCCGAGATCGCGCCATGTCTCATACGGGACGTTTTTCGAGCGTTCATGGATGTCGTCCTCCGGCACGTAGTGAACGACGATAACGCGCCATCGCTCGCGGAGCAGGTGCGGCGGGAATACGTAGGCCACGCTCGAAACGTCGCCGACCTTCGCCAAGTCGATCCCGACGAAACAAGGATGCCCGCGCATGTCATCGAATGCGAATTCAGCAGCGCACTGATCCCATGCCCGAAGATCGAGCCAGTGATTCGCGGCGGTCGTCCAGATGTTGAGTTGTTTGTTGAGAAATGCATTCCGCTTCGATGGGATTTGCTTTGCCTCTGCCGATTGCGTTTGCAGATAGTCCAATCGCTTCGCCACTCCTAGCGATGGATTCGCCTCGATCCACGCCTCCTCGCTTTCCCAGTTTTCCTCGTTCGCTTTCGATACGGTCGCCACATAGCAGAAAAAGGCGTCGTCCTCGTATTCGTATTTACTCGGATCGCAGACGTTAAGCCCGTGCGTCCGCTGAGTGAAGCAGATGCCGTTCTGGTCGTAGCCTGCCGTGGTGATCGCGAACATAAGCGGTTGTGATCGCGATCCCATACCATCGGCGATGACGTCCCATAGATCGCGGCCCTTCCACGCGTGCAGCTCGTCACAGACTGCGAGGTAAGGATTGAGTCCGTCCAGCGTCGTGGAGTCCGCCCCGAGCGGTTTGAAAAACGAGAAGGTAGATTCGTTCTCGACGCTGTTGAACCGCTTGCGGAGTCGGTTGCTGAGTCCCGGCGTCCGGGCGACGATCTTCCAGCAGGCGTCCCATAGCTTTTTAGCTTGGTCTTGTTTCGTCGCCAGTGCGTAGACCTCTGCCGCCGGTTCCTTTTCGACGATGAGAGCGTAAAGAACGGGAGCGACGGCGCAGGTCGTCTTTCCGTTCTTGCGCGGAACCTCCACGTAGGCCGTCCTGAATCGCCGGAGCCCGCTGAACTTCCGCTTCCACCCGTAGACGCAACCGAACACGAACGACTGCCATGGCAACAATGTTAGAGGCTGTCCTGAGAAGTCGCCCTCGAATTGAATCAGCGAACCAGCGAACCGACGAAACTGCTCCGCTTCCTTTGCATCGAAGTAGAACGGGAAATCGTCGTCCGCTCGTTTCGCCAGGTCGTCAAGGTGCCTCTGACATGCCCACAGAGCAGGCTCGCCCGTCGGGATCTTTCCGGCGGTTACGTCAAGAGCGTATTGTGTGCAGGCGTCCAATTAGATCGGGATGCTGTAGGGCGAATATACTTTAGATTGACCATCGTCCGCCCATGTTACATTCACATAATGGCGATCGTGTAATACGACACCTCTCCATCGATCGTCGAACTTCTTCCACACATGAAACTTGTGCCCTCCTACCGTGAGTCCGGTCATGCCTTCGGTGATCCGCTTTTTTTGGACTCGGTATTCCATAGCCTGCCAGTCCCATTTGGGATAAGCTTCCCTCCATTCGTCAGCGGTGTGAATCTTGCGGCATTCAATGAAATGACCGTCAACAAATGCCTGCATTACTTCTATTTTTTCTTTGGTCGTCATGTTAGTCGAATTCTGAGAACGCATCGGTTTTGGTTTGCTCTGATTTCAGTCCGAGCTTGTTCGAGCATGCCATCATTATTCGCGCTGCCGCCGACTCAACGGCGCATGCAGGATTTGCCTTGGCTGTATTTTGCCCTCTTTCGTTGGTGATTAGCAGGGAGAGCCCGTTGACCTTTATATCGGCCTTTGCCCCGAGCCATCGAGAATATGAAGATGCGTAAATTTCGAGCGTCCGGAAGTCAGTGGTTTGATTACAGTAGTCATACCATATTTCCCGACCATAGGCATCCAAGTGCGCAGGCGCAGGATGATTTCCCTGATCGGGAATCGAATCCGCGTGGTTCTGATCTTCGACCACCTTAATCAAAACGGGCGCGACAGGCAAGGCGTCCCGCTCTTTAACTCTTTTCTGTAGAGCTTCTATGGTTTTCGTTTCCGTGCTGCTCAATGGGGTGCCGGAAGCGATCTTGCATAGGATATTGTTGATATTGCGCTTCTGCGCCTCTGCTAATATGTCGACGGTTAGATCTCTCAGTGGATCGACTTCAGAACTTGCCGAATCCGTCATCGTTGGTTTTTCTTTCTTCTCGCTTTGCCGTTGCGATGTCGATTTTTTTGGCGATTTCTTCGCGGTCGATCGGGGTGTCTTCAAGTTCATTTAGATTTTGTAATCGGAATTCGTAGGCGGTTTTGTCGTTGAGAATTATTAACTGCTCGGCGTTGACGTTGCTTCGAAGGTTGGCACTGCCCTCCAGAACGAAATAGTTTTTGCCGTAGTGTATCAGTATTATTTTAGCATGGGTTCGGCTGCATCGAAGGTCGACTCCGGCTTCAAAAAGCTTTTTGATCGCTACTGCGTGCGGCCCGTTATCGCAGTGAACAAAGTAATGAGAAACCCATAGCGTAAACTCTTTGGATCGGCTGGCGACGTGAATCAGAGACTCGGCATTGGCGACGGAAAGGCTCAATGTGCTGCAAGCGAACTGCCGAACTTTGCCGCGATCGGGCATCATGTGCTCGATTACGTCGCCGAATACGAAACTACCGTTGACCATTCCGAGCGTGAATGTTCCTGGTTCTGGAATGTAATTTCTGATCTCGGCTGCGTTCTTTGGATTTACAAATTTCTTGATCCCCTTCCTGACTTTAATTGTCGTGTTGAGATATTTTGCCGTTTCCATCGGGAACATTCCAGCAGGAGCGTCCTTTTGATGTAACCCGACCGTTTTCAAATATGCTTCTAATTTATCCATTTTGGGATTTTGTGAAATAGGCTAAATAGTCGCTCAAACCCATGCGCGGTCTGGGGGGAGACGCCTTCCAGCGATTCGACCCACCCCCGCCATAATTCTCATAGTGTTAG